CTTCGCGGTCGCGGCGGTCGTGCCGCCGCCGCCGCCGGTCTTCAGTTTGAGCCCGTAGGGCGACCACGCCCCTGCCAGCGCACTGGCCGCCGAGCCGGCCGCGATCTTCAGCCACCGGCGCGCTCCCATGTAGCCGCCCGCGGTGGAGAGATTGGCAACGTTCGCGACCTTGCCGGGGGTGTAGTACTGGATGTACTTGTCATTGCCGATGTAGATGCCGACGTGCTGCGGCGCTGCACCGGGACCGGTCGACTGGAAGTAGACGCCGTCGCCGGGCTGCTCCGCACCGGGCAGCACGACGATCGCGTTCGGGTCGTTGAACTGCGCGACCGTGTTGTGCGGGATCGTGACGCCGGCCGCGGCGTAGGACGCCATCAGGTAGCCGGAGCAGTCGAAGCCGGTGATCGGGGAGACGCCGCCCCACGTGTACGTGATGCCCGAGCCGGGCCCGTACTTCGTCGCGTACGCGACCTCCTTCTTCTGCGTCGACGTGCCTCCCGGCACCACGGGCGCGCCGCCGCCGCCTGGGGCGCCCGCGGCCGTCGTCGCGTAATACTTCGATGCCGCGACCGCCTGCGGGCTGTCGGACGCGATCTTCGCGCGCGGCTTGCCCGGATAGCCCGAGTACCACTGGCCCGTCGTCGGGTCGTAGCTGATCTGCGCCCCGGTCTTCTTGTCGGTGTACGGCGCGACCTCCTTGCCCTGGAGCGCGTTCAGGAGCAGGAGTGGCGCCGCGAGCACGCTGAGCGCCTTCAGCTTCGCGAGCAGTCCGCCCAGCCCAGCCATGCCGGCGGCACCTTCGGCGGCGAGCTTGAGACGCCCGATCCCGCTCGTCCATCCGGCGATCACCGACGCGAACTTCAGGGCGATCAGGCCCTCGATCACGGTCTTCCAGCCGCCGAGGGCGTGCGCTACGGGGTTCGCGACCTTCAGCACCGCCTGCGTCGCGTCCTTCGCATCGTGGAGCGCCCCGGCGAGCTCCTCCACGACCTTCTTCACGTCGTCGGTCACGCGCTTCTGGTTCTTCCCCTTCGCGAGCCACGCATCGACCGAGGTCAGATACTTGTCAACCTGCGGGAGGAGGCCCTGCCCGATCTCCTCCTGCAGATGCTGCACCTGGGCGTGGAACTCGGCGATCTTCCCCGCCGGCGAATCCGCATAGGCTTTCGCCTGATCCTTGATCCGTGGCAGCAGCTCGTCGTAGAGCAGCTTGCCCCTCTCCTGGGCGATGGTGAGGCCGTCCGCCGCGGCCTTCGCCGCCCACACCTTCATCGTCAGGTCGGGGAGCGCGATCCCGAACTGCTTCGCGGCCCGCATGTTGCCCCCCTGGAGGAGGATCAGCAGCCGGGTCGCGTCCGCCAAATCCATGTGGCTCATCCGGGCGAGGTTCTCGGCCGTCTTCAGCTCGTCGAGCGCCTTCTTCGTCGCGCCGAACGCGGTGACGAGCTTCGCCTCCGCCTCACGGGTCTGGTCGTCGTTGAAGCCGAGCAGGCGTGCGGCCGCGGCGTGCGCATCGAGGATCGGCGTGAGCGCCTTCACGGACGCGTGCGCGTTCACGACCGCCTGGTCGAGCTTCGCGATCCCCGTCTGCGCGGCGAGGACGACGTCGATCGACGACTTGATCGCCGCGACGAAGCCGGCGGCGCCGAGGAACGCGCCCGAGGCGAACGCGATCGAGCGGCCCATCCCGCGGAACGCGCCGGAGCCGGCCAATGCGCCACGCTCGACGCGGCCGAGGTCGCGCTCCATGCCGCGCAGAGGCATCGACGAGCCGGCGGCGGAAACCTTGACCTTGTCGATCGCGAGCGCGGTCTGGCGGGCAGCGCCGACCGCGCCGACCGACGAACCATCGAAGCGAACGCCTACGCGCTCCATCAGCTACCCGACCTCGAGCGGATCTGCTTCGTCCCCCGCCCCCCCGACGAGCCGCAGATCAGCCGTGCCCGGCCGCGCCAGCGGCCCCACACGGGCACGCGAGCCCGAAGACGGCTCAGACTGTGCAGGCTCGAGCTCGAACGCGAGATGGGCACACAACGCGCTCCACCTCAACCCGTGCCAGTAGCCTGGAGGCCAGCCGCGCGCTTTCCCGAGCTGGAGGATCGACCGGACGAACGCTTCGGAGACGGTAAAGGGGCGACCGGGGCGCCGCCCTCGCCTTCATCGTCCTCGCGCACCTCACCGTCAGGGCCGCGCTCGAGCGCTTCCGCCTCGGCCGCGTTCGACGCGGTGATCGACTCCATGACGGCCTCAGCGACAGACGGGCCCTTCACGATCAGCGCGAACACGACGACGAGCTCCTGCGGGCCGATCTTCAACTCGACGACCTCGGGCTGGCAGTCCTGGATCATCCGCAACAGGAGCGCCTTGCCTTCGGTGAGCGCCTCGACGGGGTCGCCCTCGTCGATGCCGCGGACGACGTTCTCGATCCGCAGCATCACCGCGACGTCGTCGACCTCCGGGTCACCGTCGACGGCGAAGACGTGGTCGCCGTGCTTTCGGAGCGTGAACGTCGTCTCCGCGGGCGGAGCGAACCGCCGCAGATCGAACGGCGACGACATCAGAAGGGGAGACTGACCGAGACGCCGAGGGCGGTGACGTCGTTGACGAGCGTGATCTTCACGTCCTGCCCGGTCACCTCGTCGTAGGCGGCGGCGAAGTTGAAGCTCGCCCCGAAGCGGCGCTTGTTGCCGATCGCGTCCGCGTCACCGCCGGTGTACTGGCAGGCGGGCATCTCGACGACCGCGGTGTAGGCGTAGGTAGTCGCGCCGATCACCTTCGAGGTCTTCCACCTGGCCTTCGCGGCGAACGTCGTCGCGGCCATCAGCGCGTCGTAGTCGGTCGCCGAGAGGATCCGCTTCGGGATCGTGCCGGTCAGCTCGACCTGCGAATCGCCGAACTCCATCGAGTCGGGATAGTTCGACGGCGGCGTGATCGACAGCGTGCGCACCGGGGCGAGCGGGTTCGCGATCGCGAGCGAGAAGTCGCCCGGGACAGCCGATCCGGTCAGCCACGTCAGGGAGAGGTCGCCGCGGCGTACCGGCGGGATCGCCGAGGACGCATAGACGGGGACGGAGGCAGCGTCGACGGCGAGCCGCTTCAGCAGCAGCCCCTCCAGCGTCGCCGTCAGCGCACCATCCGCGGTCAGCGCGAGCTGCGAGACGGCGTACCCGTTGCCCTGCAGCTTCATCGCCTCGTCCGCGTAGTTCGCGATGATCTGCGCGGTGCGGGCGGTGATGCCTGTCCGCTTCGTGAACACCCACTTCGACGCGCCCGCCGGGACGTTGTCGTTGATCGTCTCGCCGCCGACTGTGGCGGCATGGTTGCCGCAGCCCGTGAACGTCGTCGCGGTCTTGCCGGTGTACGTCGTCGCGGCGCCCGCGTAGATGAACGTGCCGGCCGCAGGGAAGCCCGACGTGTCGCCGACGTTCACGACCGCGCTGTTCAGGATGTTGACGCCGGTCGCGGTCGTCGCCTCCGGGCCGGTCACGAGCGCGCCGCCCGCTGTGAGGACGCCGGCGAAGCCTGCGAGCTCGAGCAGCCACGTCAGGTCGTGCACATACGCGTTCTCGGAGATCGACCCTGCGGGCGCGTACGACTCGATCAGCTTCGGGACGGCCCCGGAGATCGAGCGGAGCTCGTCGGCGCGGTCCTTGTAGGACGGGTTCGGCGAGAGCTGCGCCGCCGTCACCGGCAGGTACAGCTTCTCGGTCGCGACGCGGTTCGGTGTCGCGGCCAGCAGATACGTGGTCTCGTTGAGCGGCGTCTCCTCGAGCTGGAGGAGTGCGAAGTCGACGGCAGCCACTACTCAGCGTCCTTCGCGGCTGCGGGCTCCGGCTTCGCGGCGGGCTCGACGACGGGCGCGGGCTCCGGCTCGTCAGCTTCAGACGGCGCGTGGTTCAGGCGCTCCGGCATCCGTGCCGAGCCCTGCTCGACATGCACTTCGCGGAGCGGCAGCCCGAGCGCCTTCACGGCGGCGAGCGCCTCCTTCTCCGTGTCGAAGCCGAGCTCGCTGACGGCGACCGGGTGACCGGGCGCCCACATGCCGGGGAAGTCTCCGAAGTGGACGGCGTCCGTGCCGGAGTAGCCCGCCGCGGCCGTGTCGAGCTCCAGAGCTTTCACCTTGTCGCGTGCCACGCTCTAGATTCGGCAGCCATCGGTTACAGCGCCATTCCGCGTGCGACGGTCGGCGCGGTGTAGGGGTTCGCGTCCGGCGCCAACGGGTCGAGCCGCGGGTCGAACGGGAAGATGCCGTAGAGCGGCTCGTTCTCCCAGAACGACGACGCACGCGACGAGACGTTGCCCGCCTCAAGCAGGCGGACTGCGGGATGCTTGCCTTCCATGATCGCGGTCATCGTCAAGTCGTAGCGGGCGCGCACCGTCTCGATCTGCTCCGACGCGGACGCGAGACCCTTCCCTTCCGGGTAGGTCGCCTCAAGCGCGAGGACGAGCGCGCCGTCCGCGTTCACGTTCTTCAGCGCGGCCGCGGCGGGGCCGATGGCGGGTGTGCTGAGGCCGCGCGCACCGATGTACGCGTCGATCTCCGCGGCGACGTCGACGGTGAACTGCGTCACGTCGGCGGTCGACGGCTTAGTGGCGACGCCCCACGCGTTCGAGAGAGCGCCGGCGCGGGCGACTACATCAGCGAGGGCCGCATAGGCCATCTCAGCGTCTCAGACTTAGGAGGCTGCGGGGTTGCTCGACGGGTTGCCGGGCGTGCCAGCGACGAAGCCGATCATCTCGTCGCGGTTCATGCCGTCCGGGCTGCCGTTGCGGCGCGTGATGATCGCGGCGAGTTCGTCGTCGGAGAGGCCGGAGAGGCCCACCTTCGGGTCGACGGTCTCCTCGTCGGTGAGTGACTGCTTCGCTTCCTTCGAGCCGACCTTCGCGAGCGCCGGGGGCGTCATCTTCGACGCGCGCTCGAACTCCTGGTCGGACACCTCGATCTCTGCGCCCTTCGTCGACGTCGTGCCCGGGACCGGGTCGACCTCGACGCGGCGGCTGCGCGGGTCACCGGATACCTCGTGGTAGGCGTACGTGTCGGTGAGGACGACCGCTTTGACGCTGCCGGTGTCCTGCACGACGACGACGTCGCTGCCGGGCGTCTGGTGGACTGAGCGGGTGCGCGCCATCTCTAGATCCCCGTGATGAGCACGACTGCGCCCGGGTCGGTGAACGCGAAGCCCGGCCACGTACCGGCCGAGACGACCTTGCCCTTGTTCCGCTTCTCGTCGTACACCTGCACGTAGATCGGCGGCGTGTCGGGGCCCGCGTCGTACGAACTCCATCCTTCGGAGCCGTCGGGCTCCTCGATCGCGAGCGTCGCGGCCATCGTCGGGTCCAACACGAGCGCCTGCGTGGCGAGGATGTTCGACGTGAAGAGGATCTTCTGCAAGCCGAGGAACGGCGCCGTCGTGCCGGACTGGATCTGCCCCGAGTGGTCTTCGCGCGGCAGTGCTGCGCGCAGGACGGTGTTGTTCAGCAGGTCGTCGCGGCGCGCGGTGTTGAGGACGAGGACGGCGTTCTCGAACCCGTTGTAGCCGAGGTTCTTTCCCTCGATCGTCTCCTGCGCCTTCCCGATCTCCGCGATGATGTCCGTGCCCGCGATCGTCCACGCGGCCGCCGAAACCTGCGTGGTGATGCCGGCGTCGGTGGTGAGGAGGCCGAGGACGTACGTGTCGATGAAGCGGACGAGGTTGTTCGCGAGCTTCCGTTCGCCACGGACGATCCGGTCGATCTGGTTGCGGCGGATCGCGAGCGCATCGACGGGGAGCTCGAGGCCGAACTGCTTGACGGCTGCGGTCTTGAGCGCCTCCGACCAGATCGCGCGCGGCCAGTCGCCGCGAGGCGAAATCTCCTCGACGTCCGAGCCGACGTCGGTGAAGATGTTCTCGGCCTGCTGATACTGCATGGCGCCGCCACGAACCGAGTCCGGGGAGCCGTGCACGCAGATCTGCCAGGCGACGAGACGCTGAAAGACGAGGTTCGCGAGATCCCTGGAGATGCGGACGGGCTGCTTGAGCAGCGCCTGAACACTGATCGCCGGGGAACCTGCCGGGTACGTGGATGCGGGCATCTACTCAGCCGCCTACCGTCTGGAGGAGGACGCGGCCGGTGCCGGCGCCTGCGATGCCTTCGAGTGCCACGCCGATGATGGCGCGGGTCGCGTTCGCTTCCGCCTGGACGTAGGCGGCGCCTGCCGCTGCGACGGTGGAGACCGTCCCGTTGGCGGCTGCGGCGACCTTGTCGCCCGCGGTGATCGCGCCTGTGGCGGTGAGCAGGAAGACGCCGCCAGACTTGACCGCGATCTTGTCGGGGACACCGACGAAGTCTGTGCCTTCCAGCGCGACGCCGCACACTTTGAGGGAGAGGGCGCCTGCGTGCTGGACGGTGCGGTTGCCTGCGATCTCGACGAGACGGCCCGCGGTGATCGCGGCTGCCGCGGTCATGGTGACCGTGGGCGCGCCACTCGGGAAGGCCTCGACGACTCCGCCGGTCTTCATCTCAGACGCTCGCCTTCATGCCGTGGCGCCGCTCGAAGTCGCGCTGGTACTCCTCGTCGGACTGCTCGCCGGTGTCTTCGCCAGCGTCGCGGCCGAACTCGCGGACCAAATCGGGGTCTGACTTAAGGCGCTCCAGGATGCGGCGCGTGCCGGCCTGGTTGTCGTCGTAATCCTTCTGCCAGTCGTCGAGCTGCGCGGGGTCGATCTTCCCGGCGCGGACGGCGGCGGTGAGGTCTGTCTCGCGCTCCAACTCGAAGCGGCGGGTCTGCTCGACCTTCACGTCGGCCTCGAGCTTGCGGACGGTCTTCACGAGGTCGCTGGCCTCGTTCTTTCGCGTCTCGAACTCCGCGATCTTCGCGTCCTTCACGGCGAGCTCGTTCGCGCGAGCGGTTGACGCCTCGACGAGGGACTCGGCGGTGATCTCCGCGTCTGCGTCCAGGCCGAGAGTCGTGCGAACCTCGACAGCCTGCTCGTCGGTGAGTGTGACCTCCACGTGCCTAGATTCGGCTCCCGCTCGGATTTCCAAGTTGGTCTCGTTCAGAAGCGTCTCGCCGAGGCTCGCGACGGCGTCCCTGAGGGCTTCCACATCGGGCGCGGATTCGTCGAGCTGCACGAACTGCGGCTCGCTCTCGTCGCTCTCGTAGAGCTTCGCCCAGTCGTCGAGCGTCTGCACGGCCGGCAGCTTCCCGCCGAGCCACGCGAGGCCCGTGACGGCCCAGTCGTACGTCTTGCCGGTCTTCTGCGACGTGACGCGTGACAGCTCGACGCTGCGAGTCCGGTAGGCGCCCGCGTTGATGAGGTCGGCGAGTTTCGTGGGGACGTTCCGGATGTCGGCGAGCAGCTTCGAGCCGTCCACGTTCACGCGGATGTTGTCGAGCCAGCCTGCGGCGGGCATCTCTCCGTCGGTGAGGCCGGACTTCGCGAACGCCTGCTTGTCGGAGTGGCCGATCTTCGCGGGTGCGCGCAACTCGCCTCCGAGTGCAGCTGCGGCGTCGGCCATCGCGCGTAGGTCCTTCGCTGCCCAGTGGTCTCCCTCGGGTGGGCTACCGGCGCCGTGGACGGGGCCGCCGACCGAGAGGATCTCGACGCCTGAAAGATCGACGGTCGCGAGTGCCATCGCGCGTGCCTTCTGGCAGTCGGTGCAGCTCGCGGAGAGGCCGTCCGAGGTCTTCGCGTCAGCCGAGAACGCGCCCGGGGGCTTCAGCTTTCCGCACGTCGCGCAGGTCCTCACGCTCTAGATTCGGCGGGGACGGCGACGGCCCGAGCGGATAGGATGTGGGGCGGCGCCGGAAGCAACCGGCCCGCCCCGTGTCACCGAGACCCAGGAGGTCTGCGATGCCCGAAGTACCCTACGGCTTGTGCGCTTGCGGATGCGGAGCGCAGACGTGGATCGCGACGATAACCAGCCGCAAGAGAGGCTGGGTCAAGGGCCAGCCGGTGAAGTACCGCCGTGGCCACGGCAGCTACGGGATCCGCACCGTGGGCATCGAACCGCCCAACCCGTCGGGTCTATGTCTGTGTGGGTGCGGTGCTCGGACGAACCTCTCGGCAGTTACGAGCAGGTCTACGGGCGATGTGAGAGGCGAGCCGTTGCGGTTCCGTCGCGGCCACGCCAAGCGCGTCACGAGCGCGTCACCCAACCCGTCAAGCCTGTGCCAGTGTGGCTGTGGGCAGGTGACGTCAATCGCCAAGATCGGCAATCGTCGCGTCGGACACGTTGCTGGCGAACACATCCGCTTCGTTCACGGTCACCACTCGCGCGGGGACGGTAGCGCGAGATGGACGGGCGATGAGTTAAGCGGCAGCGCCGCGCACAATTGGCTGCTCCGCTATCACCCGAAGACTGGAAGCTGCGACCACTGCGGGAAGACGGCCAAGACGCAGCACGCGTTCCTGCACCACCCTGCGCGGCACACGCGCAACCGCGAGGACTACGCCGAGCTATGCCCTCTGTGCCATCGCCGCTTCGACGCCCGATGGCGCACTCCGTCTAGGGCCGCGCCGCGATCCCATCCGTCGTAAAAAATACAAAAGCCCCGAAGCTGAAAGTCTGCATCTCCTCACGGTCGCGCCTGTCCGGGTTTGCTGAGAACGCGAACCTGATTCTGGCGACGGTCTCTGACGGGAAGATCGCGCCCGGCACCAGCAAGACTTCGGTGCAGCAACGCGCGTATCCGAGAACCTGTCGGTAAACGGTCGGGAAATCCTCCGCGCCGGTGCGGCCCGCCCAGCACGCCACGACGATGCTCGACGACAGGTCGCCCTCGACGTGGGCGAGCGAGAGGTTGTCGACCTGCGCGTCCGGGATCGCGACCTCGATCACCGGGAACGAGCCGGCGCTGTGCTGGGGAAGCCCGCCGAATACGTAAGCGAGAGCAGGGCGTGGCGGTGAGAGAGCGCCACCGTCGTCGGCCGGGACCGTGAGTTGAGCGCCGTTGTTTTCCGCGTTGAACGCCGCGATCCGCGTCGGCATGTTCGCGCGCAGGCTCGCGAGCGACGTGTCAATCCTGGGGGCAAAAAGGTCGATGCTCTAGGTTCGCTCAGCGCCGGGGACGCTCGCTTCCACCGGCAGCTTCGGTCGGTGATGCGTGGCGCCCCGGCCGGACACGAGGGCATTCCTTGAAACGCCCCGGCCCGAGTTGGAGGGGAAGGACTCGAACCCTCACCGCCGCGTCCAGAGCGCGGCGTCCTGCCGATTAGACCACCCTCCAGTAGCGCCGCCCCGGTCTCGACCGGGGGTCTCCAGCCTATGGAGCTGGCGAGAAGCCCTTCTCTACGGCGCGACCTAGGTTCGGCTCAGAGGCCGAGGCGCGCGACGAGCACGCTGACGTACTCGTGCGCGGCAGCGTCAACCTCGATGCGCGCACTCGACGGCAACGGGTCAGGGATCAACGGACGCGCCGGCATCTTGTCCGTGCCGTCCTGGTGGTAGCCCGCAACGTCGGAGTCGATCCACATCGTCAGCGTGCGCGGCGTCACCTCACGACGCATCTCCGACGCCGCACGGCGCAGCGTCCCGTCACGAATCAAGATCGACTTGCCGGGATGTGTCCTCGCCTTCTCGGCCGCGTAGGCGGGGGACAGCGGAGCCCACTGCGCGCCGCCCCATGCGCCTTCGCTCTCGAACTGGCTACGCATCCAGCCGCCAACTACCGGCACCAAAAGCGGCCAAAAGGTGCGCAGGTCGGCGAGGAAGAGCTCGAGCTGGGCGAGCTTCCGCCGGTACTCCTCGTCGCCGGTGACGTGGATGTCGAAAGGCATCGATCTAGGTTCGCGCGCTAATCGTCGACCGTGTCGATCACGACGCCGTCCCACGAGCAGGCCGTGTCGTCGCAGACGACTTCCTCGGAACCGATCAGCAGCTCGTGATGCGTAGGGCCGCCGCAGACCGGGCACGGTGACCACTGCTCGAACGTGGCCTCGACGAACTCGACGCCGGTAGCCTTGCTCGCAGCCTCAGGCGACATGCGCGCGAGCATTTCGTCGTAGCTCATGGTCGAATCTTAGCCCGCCGTCGGGACTGCGCGGCAGCGGCACCGATCTCCGCCCTCGCACTCGGGGTACGGTCCACCGCCGGGTAGCACTTCTTGGATCGCGTCCCACGAGGGGTACTCGGTGCCGTCCATCTCTGAGCAGGGGTCGCAGCTCGCCGGGTCGTTCACCGAGGTGAACTGCCAGCCGTCGACGAGGTCGCGGTGGTTCTCGAACGTCTCGCCGAGTCCCGCCGTGAACGCCGGACTGACGAGGTCGGCCGCGATCGACCGTGCGCCGAGCACGTCGACGAGGGCCTTCTCGATCGCCGAGACCGCCATGCTCGAGAGGTCGAGGCCGACCGCCTCCGATTGCACCTTCACGGTCAGCGAGCCGAGCCGGGCGCGCAGCCTGCCTTCGATGATCGAGTCGGACAAGACGACGAGGTGCGGCCGTGGCGGGGGAGGTTCGCCCGGTGGCTGTGCGGGCACCGCGAACCGCCGCTCGTTCGCGCGGACCGGGTAGCCCATGCTCGCGAGCTCGTTGAGGGCGTGCGCCTGCCCGTGCTTGCGGAGGTCACGCAGGATCGCCAGCATCCGTGGTGTCACCTCGAGCCGTCCGCCGTCACCGGCAGCGACGAGCCGGGCGAGCCGCGCCTGCTCGCTGCGGATCTCGGCGTCGAGGTAGTCCTTCGCGGTGTTGAGCAGCGTGTCGATCGCCTCGACGTCGATGTGCTTCTCGGCGGCGGTGAGTGTGCGGCCGATGCGCGCCTCGATGCGGGCGTGGTCGATCGAGCGGGCGGTCGCGGAAGGCACGAACTAGGTTCGCGCGTCAGGAGCAGTGGCGCGCGACGGCGAGCATGGGCTCAAGGGCAAGCATCACGTCGGGATCACGAGCGAGCCGATCGTAGTGCGCCATGGCTTCGGAAGGCGGCGGTGCGCCGAGGTCGGACACTGGCCCGCCGAAGAGGAGGGCGTTGCAGCAGCGAGTGCGCGCGAGGTAGCCGACGCCGTTTTCCGTGATCTCGATGCGGAGCGCGGACACAGCGACGGGCATCCGACACTCGGTGCAGGTCATGCCCGGATTCTACTACGCGACGGGTGGCGGGACGGGCTTCACGCCGACGCCATCCCACGGGGCCGCCTGCTTCGCTGCGATCATCGCGGCGGCGAAGTCGCTACCGTCGGCGAGCGTCACGGAGCCGAGCACGCGCCCGTACTTGTCGAACGAGCCGAGCAGCTTCTTCGAGACGAGGGTGACCTCGTCGCCCGCCTTCACCAGCGTAAGCGCGAACACATGGGCCGCCTTCCCCTCAACGGTCGAAAGTTCAGGCGCGTTGATGCCGTCGATGCGTACGAGGGTGTCGATCTGCACATGCCAGCCGAGGTTCGCGCGCACCCGGATCGAGTCGCCGTCGTGGACGTCGAGCACCAGCGCGGGGACAGTCCACGCGCTCACTGGAGGATCCGCTTCCACTTGTCGTAGCGGGCGATCACACTGTTGGCGTAGTTTGTGGCTGCGGCACCGGATCCGTTGTAGGCGGCCACTCCGGCGGTCAGGCCGTACCGTCTCACGTTGTAGGCCAGGGTGCCGGCGCCGACACGGATGTTGCACCGCGGCAGCCAACACCCGCCGAGCGCGTCCGCCTTGTCTTGCGTGCTCCACCACGTCAGTTGCATCGGCCCCACACCCTGCATGTGCGTCGTGCCGCGCGCCTTCCTGTACGCGAGGTATTTGGCCTTCGTCACCGCGCCCGCACCGATGTAGATGGTGGGGTCGTGTCCGAACACGTTATGGCCGCCACCCGTCTCCTGATCGAGCACCGCGCATAGCAGCGCGAACGGCAGCCCGAGGAGCTTGGCTTCCTGCCAGGCGATCAGCGGGTTCACGATGCCCGCGCGGCGGGCGCGAAGGATGCGCGCGCTATCACGCGGCCCGGGCAGGGGGAGACGCGTCACGACTTCGCCCCTACCGTCGGCAGCACCAGCTGCGCGGGATCAACCTTCGGCGGCTTCGGCGCGGCCGGCAGTCCGCTCCCCTCCGTCGGTGTCGCCGCCCAGTCGTCGGCGAGGTCAGGCAGGTGCATCCGCTCACGCACCACGTCCTGCGTCTCCTTGTCGGAGAAGTCGAACCCGGCCAGCTTCAACGCCGACATCGTCGACGCGAGCTGCGCGGTGTCCTCCGACATGATCTTCGACGCCTTGCAGTTCGGCGTCGCGTACTCGGGGCCGAAGTTGACGTCGACGAAGCGCCGCCACACCTGCCGCTGGATCTCCAACCCGAGGTCGGTCGCGACGGCTTCGACGACGAGGTAGAACGGCTCGTCCTGCACCTGACCGACCGCCCTCGACGCCGACGGCGTGTTGCCGAGCGCCATGAACGTCATCAGGCCCGCCTGCAGGATCATGTACGAGTACTCCTTCAGGAGCGGCACCGGGTCAGGGAGATGCGCGGGGCCGCCGGCGATGTCGATGCTCCACCCGTCCGGGGTCAGGTCGGTCGGCGGCGGGCCCTGAAACGCGACATAGGCGCGCTCGTGGTTGCGGATCGAGCGTCCGATCTCCTCAGCCTTGTCGAGCTCCGCCTGGCCGCCGCTCAACGGGGCGCGGACAACGGGGAACCCGGACGCCCACCGGTCCCAGGCGATGCCGGCCGAGATCATCAGCTGCTTCTTCATCTCGAACGGCCCCCACGCCGCACGGAGCATCGACGTGCCGTCCCAGCGTCCGGGCTGCGCGTCCAACACGTAGTAGGCGAGCTTCTCCGCGGGGATCGGCCTGGCGTTCGCGAGGTTCTGCGTGATCTTGGCGACCTTGCCCTGCTCGTACTCGACGTCGATCACCGTCTTCGGCAACCGGGGTGCGAGCCTGACAATCGGCCGGATCAGCCGCGTCGCGCCCGTATCCGGGTCTGTCCAGGTGACGGGGTCGCCCCAAACGATCTCCTCCCACATGCAGCCGTAGCGCAGCTTCAAGAGCTTCTGGTTGATCGTGGCGCGCCACGTCACGTCGAGCTGGCCGTCATAGTCGGCGAGCCCGAAGTTCCAGCGGACAGCGTTCGCGATCACGAGGTCGACCGGGTCTTCGCTCGAGGGTTCGGCGTCCCAGATCGCGCCCTGCAACGGCAGCTTGACCATCCACAGCAGCGCCTTGCACGTCGCATCCGAGAGCGCCATCTCGTCGTAGACCGCGAACTTCTGCGATCCGGTGAGGATGACGTTCGGGTCGGGGCCGCCGCCGGCCCAGCGGTTCAGCCAGTGGTCGGAGTCGACGCCGAGCTCGCCACCGGGCGGGGCCTTCGCGGCCGCCATGCGACGCGTCGCCGCCGCGACGTTTTCGCGGCCGAACTGGATCGCGAGGGGGCCGAGCTTCATCGGTTGCGCTTCCGCGACGCCTTCGCGACCTTCGCCGCTGCCCGCCGGCGACGGCTGTCCTTCGCGAACCACGCCGAGCAGTGCGCGACGCCGTCCTTGTCGAAGAACCCGCCGTGCTTGCGTCCGATCGTGCCGCCTCTGCTCACGCTCTAGGTTCGTCCGGGCGCGACCGGTCACGTGCCGGTCAGGCGACCGGCCGGAACTTCATGCCGTACGAGAGGGACGAGTTGACGCCGCGGCGGCTGCGCCGGTCGAAGCTGTCGTCGACCGTCTCCGCGCCGACCGAGCTCGCGAGCTCGACGTCGTACTCGACCGGCGGCGGGAACTTCGCGACGACGTAGTAGGCGAGCGCGCGCGCTGTGTGGTTGTGGATGTCGTCGAGCGGCCGAGTCGCGCCCTTCCTCCGCTTCTGCGTGATCGGATCGACCGGCCAGGTGTTGTTCCGCAGCCTGCGCGCGAGCACCTCGGCCTTCACGCCGCAGATGTGCAGCGGCTTCGGCGTCCCGAGCAGCAGCCGTTTCACCGCCGTGATCGACGTCTCCACACGCATCGTCAGCCGCCTCGGCGGCGTCGTGATCGAGAAGCCCTGCTTCGCGTACTCCTGGATGTCGCTGATCCCCGTCTGCGTGCTGCGGCCGTCACCGGCGGGGTCGCCGATCCCCTGCATCTGTTTCGTCCAGAAGGGCGTCGTGTGCCGCGCCTGCACGCCCAGCTCGACGAGCAGCTCGCGCAGCGCCGCCGCGACGAGATGCGGGACGGCGGTCGTGCCGTGGAGGTCGCCCATCTCGAGGAGCGCGATCGCGCGCAGTTCGTGCGGCGCGTCCTGGAGGACGACCACCGATGTGCAGTCGAGGCCGAAGTCCCAGGCGAGCTCGATCGGGAACGCCTTGTCGTAGGGGATGCCCTGCGCGACGACGTGCCGCTCGGTCTGGAACTCCGTGAACACGCGGCCGCCGAGGGCGCCTTCACGGTCGATGTCGAGCTCGCGCGCGACCTGCTCGTCGGTCTTGCCGATGATCCGCTCGTCGTACCAGGGGCTTGCGAGCTTGCCTGGGTAGCGGTGCGCCCTGGGCTCGCGTGGCGTCCAGTCGAGGCCTGCGAGCACGCCGGCGCAGAGTGCGCAGCCGTCCTCGCCCGGGTCGGCGACACCGACGACCTTGCCGCGCTCGTCGCGCTCCAACGAGGCCGCGGTGTGCAGGCCGACGGAGTAGACCGGGTGCGCCGACCAGTGCAGCCGCAGATACGTCCACCCTTCCGGCTGCTCGTCAGCGATCCTCGCGTGCACGTTGTCGTCGCCCTGCACCGTCGAGACGTACGCCTTCCCTTCCGGGCACGCGTCGTCGACGGCGGCGTGCACGGACTCGCCGTGCTGCACGAACGCGAACTCGTCACCGAAGAAGTAGTCCAAGGTCATGCCGCGGAACGGGTCGTCTTTCTGACCCTCCCCGTAGACGACGGCGCCGTTCGCGAGGTTCTCGATCTTCGCCGGGCCCTGGTTCGAGACAGGCCAGAAGCGGAGGTCGCCGAGGCCGAGCGGCTTGGAGCGGTCGAGCCGACGGTCGATGTAGCGGACCTTCCCGAACAGGCTCTTGATCGTGTTCCGTTCGCCGCCGTCGTCGATCTCCGCGCCGACGCGGTGCAGGCAGCCGCCGACCGAGCCGCGGTGGTAGTGCAGCACCCAGCAGATGACGGCCGCGAACAGCCACGTCTCGCCGATCTGCCGGCTCTTCTCGGCGTCGATGTTGCGGAACCGAAGCTCGCCCGTCTCGGCCAAGTGGTCGCGGTCGACCCAGGCGGTGATCGTCTGCACCTGGCCGGGGAACAGGCGCATCCGCACCTGCCGGACTCGGGCGCGGATCCCGTCCGAGCCGAACACCGAGGCGATCCAGACGTGCTCGTTGATCCAGCCGACCGGGTCGCGGGCCCAGCGTTCGGCTTCAGTCAGTTCGATGTCGCGCTGCTCTGCGCGTGCGAACTGGAGCTCGAGCTCGCGCGCTGCAGCGCCGGCGGCCTGGGCGAGCGCGCTCACGCGTCTCGCAGGATCGGCCGGTCGGCGATCCCCAGGGCGAGCGTCTCGTCCTGGCAGAAGCCGTCGTCCTGTCCGCCGACGCCCGTCTCTTCGGCGAGCGGCCAGTCCGGCAGTGCGGTGTCGGCCGCGAAGTCGATGCCGCCGCTCACGCCGCCGGCCTCTCGAGCACCTCGGGCGGCCAGATGACGTACGAGAGCGCGAGAGCGGGGTCGACGCCGTCGCGGACGGCCTGGCGGGCGGCGGACGCGAGCCGCTTCGTGGTCAGCGTGACGGCTGGGAGCGCCGGAGCATCGCGGTCGCGAGCGAGGATCGAGCGAAGCACGCGCGCGGTGGCCTGCGTTCGCGTGTGTACGCCGAGCCTCTCGAAGAGGTCGTGCGACTGTTTCCGGATCGTCCCTTCGCTGCGCCCAACGAAGCGGGCTGTCCAGGCATCGTTTCTGCCGGTTGCCCAAGCCGTGACGATGATGACCTCGCGGTCGGTCAGTCCGAGCGGATTCGCGATCCGGCTCACGACGCGACCCGTTCGAGCCGGTGCCTGCGTGCGGTCACAGCACGCAACCGTGAACGCAGCCGCTCCCACGCCCACGGCTCGACCTCGTCGTAGCGGGCCTCCGGCTGATACCTGGTCGCCGTGAGGTACTCGCTCCACGCGGACAGCTCTTCGCTGCGGAGGAGCGCCTGGGCGTGCGTGTCGGCTGCGGTCGCGGTCATCGTGTTCACCGCGCCACTCCGACGAGGGATGTGCTGCCGCGCAGGTTCGTCCGAGTCTCGACACGACCGCGGAGGCTGCGCGCGAGCTGGTCGAGACGGTCGAGGTCGCGCAGGAAGTCCGCGAAACCCGGGTTCGTTGCCGGGTCCTCGTCGGAGAAGTGTGCGCGCATCTCAGCGACGACGCGGGCGAGCACGTCGGCGTCCGTCGAGGCGAACGGGTTAGCCGCGTACGGGCCTTTGTAGCCTGCCGGGTAGTTGAGCCGGATGCAGCCGCGCTCGTCGCGCACGATCTTCGGGGTAACCGGGGCTCGCAGATTCGCGAAGTTCACGCGGTAGCCCTGAGCTTGTGGCCGCGGTAGCCGAGCTTATGCCCCAAGTGGAAAGCCGAGCACCCTGGGCAGCGGTAGACGTGGATCGCGTCGCGGCCCAAGCAGCCTCGCTGCCTGCGCAGCGCGAGCTTCGCAGCCGCCTTCGTCGCGTAGCTCGCCTTCGTCGGGTGCGGACACTCACGCGTCACGGTCTAGGTTCGGCCTCTGCCGATGGGGACGCTCTCAGGCGGCGAGAAGAGCGGCGATGCACCACTCGTTGAGCGACTCGCCTGCATCGGCGGCCTTCGCTTCGAGCACAACCAACGTCTCGGCGTCCAAGGTGAGAACGAGCTTCGGCTTCGGCACCGAAGGAGGCAGATCACGCGATGCGCGGTCGGCCGCGAGCAGCTCGGCGAGACGGCCGTGGCTGATCCGCTCGCGCTCGCAGCGGTGAAGCCACACACGCTGCTCAGACGGCGGGAGCGATGCGACCTGATGGTGATGGCCGAACGGCAACGTGTCTGTACGTACAGACACGCGCTGAGCCGTCGATGCGTAACTGCGAAGCGTGTTGCGCTGGAGGTCGAACAGCTTCTCAGCCTCGTCGTAGGCGGCGCTGCTGCCGAACACGCGCTCGCCGTAGCAGAGCCAGTCAGCGATCGACCAGGCTGTCCGCTTCGCGACGGTCGCGAGCTGCTCGCCGATGCCGAGCCACTCGTCGAAGCTGATCCCCGCGGGGATGTCGAGGCCCGTCTCATGCGGCCTTGCGCGCGCCATCGTCGGGACTGCTGCGAGTGCTGTCACGCCCTAGATTCGTTCGGCCGCGAGAGTCTCCAGCACATCGAGGCGTAGGCGCTGCCGCTCGATCTGCACGAGTAGATCCTTCGCCAGCTTTCGCACCCGCGGAGGGAGCTGCTCGACCGCGACGAGCGCGCGGGCGTTCTCGCTCAGACTCGGCTGGCTCTGCACCGCCTGATCGAGCAGGTCCCGCCGGATCTGATCGATCTTGTCCGTGACCCACGGTTCCGACTCGCCCATTTCGGCCGCGATATCCGAGATCGACAAGCCCTGCGCCATCAGCGAACCAACCGTCCGGATCAGATCCCGCGTCGGCGCCGCCAGGCGTGTCCAGTCGATCACGTTCACCAGCTCCGTCAGCGACCCCGCCCTGAAGCCTGCTGTCGTGCACTCGGTGTTGCCCATTCCGCCCCCAGTCTGATCGGAAATAGTCGATCGAATCGTTGAACAGCTCCAAGTAGGCGTACACGCGGAACCGGACGTGCGACCGCGAGTCGTACTTCGCCGAGGTGACCCACAGCTGCCGGATCAGCACCGCGAGGGCGTCCTCGAGGTCGACCTGCTCGACCGGCAGGTTCTCCTTCCCGAGCACCTTCTGCAGCACGCGGCGCGCGAAGTCCTCACCGTCGGTCAGGCGCGGATCGGGTGCCGAATGCGTGCAGGTGCAGCGGGCGCGGCCGAGGGCGAGCTTCCTGGACGGCTCGTTCACGTGCTGGCACTGGCCGCGATGCGGGACGTGGCCGCAGGCGCAAAACTCGAGGCGGCCGGTCAGGACGGGCGGCAGGCCGGCGAGGATCTCGGAGGCGTGCAGGGTCACGCGCGACCGTCCCGCCGATGACGACGCGCAGCGTTGACCGCGACCACCACGATACCGAGTGCGACAGGGACCGGGCCGAAGAGAAGCGCGAGCGTGATCCAGTTGACCCAGGTCACGGGTTGCCTCCGCAGAGCCGCCAGTGTTCGAGCAGGCGCAGCATCGGCTCGGGATCGTCGCCCTTGTCCCACGTCACCTCGACCGCGAACGTACGGCGCATCCCTGAAACGCAAGGTGCCTGAACGATCGCCGGTCTGACCTTGACACTCACGCGGCGCCGTCCAACCAGCCGCTCATGCCGAGCGTTAAGAACAGGTCAGCGCAGACGACGCACGTGACCTCGTGCAGGCTGTAGCAGGGGCGCAGGTGGTCTCCAGCGGGCATACCGCACCAGCGCTTGGCAGGGTCAGTCGGGTGCAGGAAGTGCGTCTCGCCCGGCTCGTCGGCGGCCTGGCCGCCGTCCTCGAGCGTT